GCCATGGTGGTGCTTAAACTATCAGGTTACACCAGTTGGTGTATTGCTCGCCTAGTATTGCCCCTTTGTAGGTTTCCCATATTAATTTTAGTTGTTCCTCTTTTCCGTCTACACCTAACCGTAAACACTTTACTAATTCGCACCAATTGATTGCAACCATCTTGTTCTTCTCCCAGTCACGCTTGATTAATGTTAAATATTCATCTTTGTAATTGGTTAATCTGTTGTTAAGTGAAACAATCAACTCAAACATCTTCTTATTTTTAAATCCCCGCAAATAGTTAAGGCTCTCTGATTCTAAACTATGTTCTTGTGCCCATATTGATTCCATGCTATCTGTGCCGGCAATAATGTCCTCAAACATTTTGGTATTGATTTCTTCACACAATCCTGCGTCATCAATCTTCCCTGTATTTTGATTATATAACTTCACTGGGTTAGTTGACAACCAGCGGTATTTTTCTCCTTTGTGTTTACACACAAGCATTTGTTGTGGCCTCAGAAGTGCATTAGTTTCTCTTAAAAGCCTAACTGTGTGGTTTGATGCCCCATAAATATTACGTCTCTCCTGCACCCCCATCTCTTCTTCATAACACTGTAAATCTGCCATTCCCAGTTCTGTCAAACATTGTCGAATAATGTTAGTGTCACCGACTGGTATTTGTGCTCCTTTTAGACTGCAACCAGTGCCTGGTGGTATTTCTATGTTGAGCCAGGCATGAATGTGACTTGAATGGCCCACTATCAGTGCATCCTCTTTCACTATATTATTGAGAAGTGTTTGGTCAATGTACTTGATTTCAATAACTGGTCTAGGGTGTTTGCATTGCTCCTTGATTGCTTCAGCGGTTAGTTTTGCTCTTTCCTGGCCCAACCAATATATTTTGCTAAATGACATCTGATCTACACCATGCACTTGAATTGGCTTAACTACCAATTCTGAAGGCCTTTCATCAATTTTGAGTGCTTTGACATTTGGCCATTTTATGTTATGTGTGTACTCTACATGTCTCACAAAATGTATTTTGCCCACGTAGTTAATTACCCCTGAGTTAATGATCATAGTTGGTTTTTCATCTTCCCTTGGTAATTTTTCCATTTTTGGGTCATTGATAGTGGTTTGCAGGAAGGCTATGGCAAGCTGTTCATTGTAACAACTAGCTCTAGCTAACAAAGGGTTCCTAACAACATGTGCTATTGATTCAAAATTGACATTGTGGTAATTGAGCACATTGTCTGTTTGTAAATTTGGGTTGTCAACACATTGTATGTGGTGAAAATAGATAAATTGTGCTGGTAACCACTTGAATGGGTGCATGAAAGTTGTGCCTTGGTTTTTGTTGTCTACATTTAATAACCATTGATTCCCTTTATGCACAATGGTTAAATTATTGCCTTTGGTTAGCTGTAACTCCACTCGACGCACAGTACCAACCTGGTCGTTGCGTCTATAATTAGTGTGATTGAATTGATATTGTAACTCTAGTTTTTCAGAATTTGCAGAGCTAGGTGTTTCATTTATCAATCGCTTATCTTTCACGTTGATTAACACTTGCAAATACCTGTCGCTCCAGGGTTGGCAAAGGTCACTGCTCATCGCCCCCTTGATTTCAAATAATTGCTTGCCCTTGAAGAAATCTTTAATTTTACCGCTAGAAGTTGGCTCATTATAAAAAGACACATTATTAACACACCAAACTGTGTCGTTTAATTTCGGCTCTTGGTCACTCATCGTTAACCAAGTAGTTAGAACAGTTTTCCTTGCCCGTTTGTTTTTTTGCTTAGTGTATTCCTTGGTCATTGTGTATGTCACCATGTCTTCAGTATTTTTGTGGTATATTAATCGGTTACTTTCAATAATTTCCCCTTTGCTGACTTGTATGTAGAATCCGTGCGCTGGTTGATGCAATGACCATGCCAGCATCCATGAGTTGTTGATTACTGCCATAGTTGTCAGGTATCCATCAATTGGACTTAAAAACTGGCCTTGATAAAATTGCTCATTATTAATATGCAATTCTAAATAGTGATTACTTGAGTTGTTGTTTCTTATGAAATAGCTTTGTGCGCTAGTCGCGACTAAGTCACCTCTGTAATCGCTCAAACTTTCTATCATCTGTGTGCTTGATGTCAAACACCACAATTTATCTGCATAACTAACTGGTCGCTTAATCTTCTGTTCAATACTCATTGAATAATCAACCATTGTCGTGTCTTGTGCCATTTTATGTATTATATTGATTGTACATGAAGCGCATATTCTTTTGTTTGTTACAGGATGGTTATAACACCACATGCTGGTGTCATGGCCGCACTCTGCTTCACCTTTGCCTGCTCCTGCACTTGAACCCCAGTATAAGGTATCGGTATCCATCACTTGCTTATAAACAGTACCTGGCGGTATTATCATTAAACCCATGCCGCTCGACGGCGGCCACCCATGCCAGAAGTGTGCACATGATCTGACGTGAATAAATGAGCTAGTTAGTAACCAAGGCAATGGCCGATTCTCGACGTTCTCTGCTAAATCCCAAATGGTTTGCAAGTTAGTTATAGCCCCTTTTTGCATCATTATCCCTTTCAACTTGAGATGTTCTTTGGTTTCTACTCGTTCAACTTCATACCTGTATTTTGGGCTGCACTCAAGCCATTTGTCGTACTCGTTTTCTCCCCACTCTTCAATTATTGACGTATTCAATGTTTTTGGCCACCAACCTCTTATATGGCCTATGGTAGTTTGTAAGAACACCCCTGCTTGAGCTATATCTATTTTTATTGATCCTGTTTCCAGATTTTCATCGTGATGCCAGTGCAAATAATAGTTCCTGCTATTACTTAATTGGCTGATGCTAAGTATGGTGTCATTAAAATTATCAATTATTTTATATGTTGTGTTGGCCATTACTGCCTCCTGTAACATATAATGTTGTCCAGTTTTCCCTTTATTAGTTAGTTGAGCCATGTATGTGACACCTTGGTTACAGTCACTAACATCAACGTTTCGAGTTGTCACCAGCCTTATTGTTCCTGTTTTTAGTTCATGTTTACTGCATAAAGCTCCCTGCTTTGGCCAATTAACCCAATTGACAAAATCTTCACTGATTTTCCTATTGCCAGGCTGTAGCATCCACGCATTTCCATCAGGCCTTAATTGATCTTCAGAGTTAGGGCCGGTAACCCCAATGTCCCCAACTATAGGTTATCGGTTTTGGGTGATCGATGTATTGCAACAATAAGGCGCGATCAGCCAGTACAGCGTCTCTAGTACATTTGTATATTGCGGCTGTTGCCGCTATTGTGGCTGTTGGATCATGGTAATTAACTAAGTTAAGGCCCCAACCTTTCTTCTTGTTAACCATCTCTGTTTCCCTATCCAATCCACAGAGCGTTAGGTATGACTTTGCACGTGCTTCTAACACGTCTTCTAGATCATGTGGGTGTGGTTGACCATTGGTAAATTCATATCTATTGCGTAATCTTACATAGTCAGGTCCACATTGCAACTTTTCTCCATCACCACAAATCACCATACGTAAGAATCTACCACCTGCTTTGCTCACCTCAATTTCTTGTTTCATGTTCCAATGTTTCATTGAAAATTGTTTATGCTTCTTGGCGTCTATTGGCCTTTTTGTGATCATGATGTTATCATCACCAAGTACTAATGACATCACGTGATCAGTACCTAGATCTCGCCATAGCCGCCAATGTACGAGCAAATTGGTGATTACATTGCCTATTGCTGTGGTTGCTTGGCCTGTTTGGCGCATTGCATCAGCGGCACCTCTTAAATACTGACCTTTATATGACCACAGCCAATGGCATTTTGACCAAAGACTGACCACGTTATCATCAATTTTTAAAAAATTTTTATATATGGCCATTTCACAATCCAATACTCTCCAGCTGGTCCTTTTATCTTGCTTATCACCGTCATCCTCCATGTAATAGTAATTGTCATCTTCTATAAGCCTCAATAGTGCGCTAATTTCATCAGGTCTCAGACCATCTGCGTACACTATTTGTCTTTTTAATAATTCTTTTAACCTTCTCTTTGCTTCTAAGAAGATTGGTGCAAACACTGCGGCTATTGTTTTTGCTTGCCACACTATGATACGTACAATCTGTTCCCTGTATTGGTTAATTGGTTTCGATTTCACTAGACTTTCCAATTTCTGGTGTACATTGACCTTGTTTAAATCGTGTAGAAGCAGCCCCTCTGCTTCCATTGTCTCCAGGTCTTTGTCTATAGTAACATAACCTGGCCTGTGGGCTAGCCATTCTCTCGTCCATTGTGTGTTGTAAGTTATTGGTTCGTATGTCTCAATTATTCTAGCATGGTCATCACGGAACACTGCTTCTGCCAACCCTTTGAGTTCAGTGTGAACGTCAAAGGAACCCTCTTGGAACCACTCAAGATTTTCCATTCTGAGTATGGAGGCGTTGAGTTCTCCAAATGCTGCCTTGGTTATCACTGGTCTAGCAATAGTTGGATATTTACTTAAGGCCGTCTTGTGACTAGTAAGCCACTTGTTTGCTCCTTCATGTGATCGAATTGGTTTGGTAGGTATTTTTGGCTCACTAGTTGGGGCAATTATGCGTGCTCCATCGAATAAATCATTGTCCTCGTAAAAGTTAATGACATTGAGAGTTGTAATATGTTCATAACCCACATCTTGGTTGGTAACAATTTGTGTTAATTCATAGTGAGGCATATACATGGCCACAGTTGGTCTCTGCATGCAGGGTTTGAGTTCGATTATGTCTTTAAATCTTGCATATTGGAACATCTCGATGTTATGTTTACCTACTCTAGATACGTCGATGTATTCTGCCCCCTGTGCTTCCATTCCTATTTTAATTGCAATTGACATCACCTCGTCTACATTGTTAGCTATGTGTTTGCGTTCCTCTGTTAATAATCCTGCCTTGTTCAACATATATAATTCTTGGCCATATTGAGGTAGTTTGCTAATGTCCTCATTCTGCGGAATAATGGCTCCTGCGTAGATCACATTGTGTGGTGTGGTAGTCAGGCCCCAAGTTAAAAGTATTTTCCCATCAGGCACTGTTACCCTTCTGTTAAGTTCAGCTGCGATATCGTATTCGCGGTTCTTTATCAATTGGTCAATTAAATGTTGTCTTCTTTGGTTAAGTGCCACATGATCCACGAAGAGATTTTTATGGTTTTTAAGCAGGTAAGCCTTACCTGGTCCATCTGGTATACCTATTGCTGAGCTCTTTGGCTTTGTAGGTTTGGTGTCTTCTTGCATGAACGTCACAGCTTTTTCATAATCTTTTGGTTGCTTAGTCTCTTCTATTACCACCATTGGTTCTGCCTCAAACCAATATGCCCTTCCTCTAACGGGTTGTGTTATGACAGCATTAAGGTTTTTGATATACCAGCTATTTGCGTCTACTTTGTGTATTTTTGGTATGCAATCGGCACCCATTCGGCCAACACGGCTGTTTACGTCTGCGATTAATTGGTTGTATTGATCTTGAGTCACTTGGTTAATGTCTATTTGGTCATTGGCTATTAAGTTGTTTTGTTCAAGCTCGCTAATGTTAGTTTGGCTCGCAAATATATCACGTCCGAGTTCCCATTGTTCTTTATTAACGTAGTTGATGATGTTGGCATATTCACTATTAACGTCAAACCAAAAGTCGTTGTTTAGTTCTTTCTTGACGCACATGCTGCCTGCACGAACAGTAGTTGTGCTGAGCCATGTATCGACACTGTCCTCATTGACAACCCTTTTCATGGTAGCAAACAGTGACAGGATGTGGCTTGGTATGTTCCTATTAATGTTAATTTGTTGGTTACTATTGAGTATGTAAGGTAACCTGTCAACTTTCTTGTAGGGTTGATTGGCCCACATGTCGTTTAGTGCACCGTATCCACTGCATAATAGGGTGTTTCTGTCAGTAGCATGTTGTACTTCGTTATCCACTGGGTGGTTAGTATTAACTACTTTGATCATGCTGGATTGCCTCAACCAATCATTAACTGCTTTAGTACTACTACCAAACACCATGTACCAATAGTCAAAATCATTCTTAAGTTCAAGGTTATAGCCTCCCCAAGCTTTAATGCCATTGAATAGCGCATTCTTGGTAAGCCATTCCTCTGACATGTTGGCAACACCAGATACCCAATCAATGTCACGCATAGCTTCTTCAGTATCTTCATCAACAATTAAAAGTTTTCTTCTAGTAGTTGTATAGCATATCATTGATACAGCTATCATGTAAGCCTTGATGTCTGCTTGTTGGCCTAAGTTAATTTTAATCACAATACTTTGGTCAATGTATTGCATTATCGGAAGTAAGTATATATTGCAATAACCAATCAACGGTTTGCTAGTACTCATGTAATGTAGTGCAACTGGCTTGCCAGTTGGTTGTGCGTCCACAATCAAAGCTACTTGGTTGCAGATGTTAATATGTTTTGGTACCAAAGTACCGCTATTGGTTCTGTGCATGTTTGCTGTGGATATTGACCCGGCTTCCGTCAGTTGCTCTCTTTGTAATGAATCGTCATCTATTGTGTAACCTGCCACTTTCTTTGTGTGTCCTGAGATTATGTCGACGTTATCAAATACACCGTTAATGCAAGCTGTTTGCCATAGTCTTGGTTCATAAAAGTAATAATTAACCAAACCATTGGCTTCAACTATCAAATTACTAGTGTGTGGTGTGGCTATACTGGCTATTATTTTTTCCATTGCAGTTGGTACTATAAATATCTTCTTACCGCAACCTGTGACAATGTAGCACTCGTTCGTATTTAAAAGGTTTAAAGTCAAACCCTCACCTTCAGTTTTTACTTCAAAATACTCCAACCCGGTATTAGTGTTGACAACCAGTGTTGCGCATGTCATGTCCATACAATAATCTTTACCATGACTATGCACAACCCCATCGCAATCTATGTGACTCATATATCCTTCTATGGGTTGAAATTGCTTGTTGCATGCAAATTCTAAAACTGCCATTCTCAGTTGTTTATCATCAGTGCATACAACGATGTCTCCTGTGTAAATTTCTGTTTCATGGCCTTGCACGACAAAAGTTAAATCGGCTTGCTCCATTACGCCTATGGTTGCCCACGTTCGGCCAATAAAGTCAGTCGAATGCATCAATCCGGGACTATAATCAATTATTGCAGACTCCTCATTCACTTGCACCAACCATGCACCATTATGTACGTACAACGCTTGTCTACCAATGGCGGTGTTAATTAATTTGTATTTGTTGCCAGGCTGTTCCACTTGGTTCCGTTTAATCAAAGAAGCTTGCTCCAATAAACTGATGTTGTCAAAAATTGGCAATGCAATCTTATTTCTGAGTTGCTCCGGTACTGTGGTCGATTCAGTTAACGTAATCTGTCCACCAGTGACCGTAAATTGTTCATCTACGACTATATCCCCAGGCCCACCTGTTTTGTTCTCGCGCCAGAAGTCTTTCCAAACGAATTGAATTAGTTGCATCAGTTTGTTGTCGAATGGTATGGTCGCCAAGTTGGTGTCCGCTGTAACGCCAGACAGAGGATGTATTGATTCACCATTCACCACCACGTCACTGTATACAATGATCTGCTCTGCACCCTTACACATACCCACATAGGCCACAGATGTACCAGTGATGTATTGTGTAAACTTGTTATGTAATGGTTGCCCATCAATTGATCGTAATATCGACTGCATATCCTGTAATCTAGTGTTGGTCGTATCCCAATGATGTGGAATGAAGTTATATGAATAACAAAACAGTTGCTCAATACTACTGATGTTGCCGCCAGACCATAAACTTAAGGATATATCATGTCTGGCCATCTCACCTCTGGCAGCTTCATCCAACACCATCATGGCGGCGTTGCTAGTGCGTGTGGTCGTAGTGCGTCTTATGCAACTGATATTTGCGTTAACAATTTGGCCCAAAGGTCTATGTCTGCTGATGATGTAGCACCTATTAACACTGCTTTTTAGAATCAAGCCTTCACAGTACTGTGTGGTGTTATTGTTGACCCAAATATATTGACCACTTTTTGGTCCTCTAATCGGCATTTTGTTCACGTCAAAGGCGTACACGTGTTCTAATTCTGTATCATGTACAGTGCCAGTTAGAATGGACCAATTACCTCTTGCCTTGTTAACTTCATGTGCTCTCTTTGGTGTTGTAAAATACTTCATGGCAGGCAAAGACATATCCATGAAGTTCTTTGCCATAAAGTTAGTTACATTAACTGAGTCTCCATTAAAATGGTGGTGATTGGTGGTTTCTAGTCCGCTTATAGTGTACTTTGCGTGTTCACAAGGGTCTAAATATAGCCCGCTTCTGCCAGCTGGCGTCTGCTGGCGTTGAACATGCCTAATAACTATAGCTTCGTTAACACTATATACACCCACCAAGCTGGCATGAGTTTTTGTGGTTTTAAGTAACACGTATTTGCTGGAATTATTAGTGATCCTCAGCCTACACACTCCAATGGTGTCTATCTCAGCGTAATTCAGACCACACAACGCTGCATAATGGACACCAGTGTCATAACTAACCGCGCTGTCGTTAATTCTTTGAGTTGCATGTACATTTTCTAATGCTAATGCGTTCCTAATCCATTGGTTTTTCCCTTCTATTGTGGTTAAACCTATTGCATGTAAAATACTATCAATCACACATGTTCCGTTGTATCTACCATCAGTTGCGTTGTCATACATTACTTTGGTTGACGGTGCTTGTATAACAGCGTCATTGGTTAATGTTAAAGTGGTTGTTTCGATCTGACCATCTAGGGTGATTAAAGCATTATCAACCAGCACACTCATTTTCGGCCATTCCAATTTGTTAGTGTCTACAAGATCATTCCATCCGTCTATGAAATTGCGCATTGTGGATTGAATTGCTGGTCTCCTCAAAGGTCTAATGTGTTCTGCAGTGAATGACTTTGGTAATCTGTGGTAATGATACAAATGTTCGTTATGGTAATTGCACCAATATGGTTGATCAAACGCTACGGGCCACACTATTGCTGTTGCATTTCCATTCCAAATCGAGGCTAGAGTTCCTGCTCCGCCATGGCACAATACGTAGCCAACACAAGTGTCATATTTAACGTTCTCCCATGTGGTGACTGTTTGGTCTATTGCCAACCATCTACTTGACCCACCAACATATATTATACCAACCTTAAGCACCTCAGAAATTTTCTTGCTTGCGTCCATAATTGACTTGAGATCTTTGTCAGTAAGTAATTGTTGCATGCTACCCATAGTTACGTATAGGTGCCTTCCACTTGAACTAGCGTCACGCCCATAACTTTTTGTACCTGCCAAACTCGGCAACCATAATGTGTCGGCTTTTGGTTCAATTGGTATGCTTGTTATTCTTGTACTGTCGAGTGACATCAAAGTGCTTGCCATGTCAATTAATTTTGGGCTCACTTGTTGTGACCAAGCGTTTAGTTTAGTTTTACTCATAGACACCAGCAAGTTCCGCGAAATTTTATTGAATATCTTGTCCAACACTGTAGCACCTTCACTTACTAGTCCATATGGCATTGGATTGAATACTAATAAGGGCTCATTGTTCAATATGGCAGTTGCCATGCCCTGGATTGCAATTTCAGCCGATATGTGTAAATTTGCGTTAACCAACGGATAATCAGTTATACAGTTGATCTCACAATATTTTTGTATGAATTCATCGCCGTTTAAGATGTTTGACATCAAATCACGGTACCTACCTAGCACATCAGATATACTCCAATTTACACCTATGTACTCATTGGCACTTGTGTCTTTACTACATTCACTTGGGCCTATTATTTTTACATAAGCACCTTGTTGTCTTAATAGTCTCCCAAGTTGATTAAAGGGTTGGAAATCTCCATTGGAGCCTAACCAGTGTAGTGCCACCACCTTGCCCTCCCAATTTCTGGATGGTTTAATTTTGTTGTCTGGTGCTTTCAAAGTTGGGAATAGTTCAATTACGCTCGCCTCTATAGCTTGACATTCATCATTGGACATTGATGACTGTAACGAGCAAAGCATATCACTTGCTAGCTTCAACTTCGCTTGATCTTCCCTATTGAATTGGTCGAGGCTATCCAGTTGTGAATATAAGTCAGCCAAGTTTGAATGCCATCTTGATGTAGCGTGCAATAACATTAACGTGTGAGACATACTTCTGCATAGCTCCAATGTGTCTTCCCAGCTGATTTCTGATCTTGTTAATTCGCCCACCAATGGCTCTAAACCGTTAATTAAGTTTTTGTACGATTGTTTCCCTAACCTTGTCCAGTTGCCAGCGGCAAGTTGGCGTGCCACGGGATGGTTATATCTTGAGAGATTACGTAACACTAGTTCATTGGTGTCTTGTTTTATTGGAGTTTGTATATATCTAGATCCAAACACGCTGTTAATTACTCCAGTCAAAAGATCTCCAACTAAAGCCGTATGTGATTGCTGGAAGCTAGAAGTTAAAGGCCGGTTGTGCCACATTAAGGTGCACGTATTTACATGTTTGTCAACATTAACACGAGGCCGTGGTCCCTCAAACCCTATTTGACTGTGCAGCTGTGACACCACTTGTTGCAGTGTCTCGTTAATTTTAATGTCAAGCTTGAGTGTGGATGATAACTTGGCTAAATTACCTTGCAACAACTCGTGATACCACTTGGTTTGACTTTGTGGGCTGTGACTGATGTATTCATGATAGTATGCCCATATGGCAGCGCAAATCCAATAACCATCATCTGCCAACAAGTCAGTGCGTAATTTGAATCCATGCGTCATATATTGCACATTGTTAGCCTGTATGCGGTAAGCTGCTCGTAAGTCTTCTAGGCGTGTTCCAGGTCTTAATAGCCTTAGTGATAACATGCGGGCATATCTAGTTGGTACGCTGACTGTTTTACTTTTTAGGCGTGGTTGCATTAGGATTTCATCCCATCCATGAGCTTCCGGCATTACAAAAGTAGTGCTTGGTGACATTGAATCAGCGTCATATTTGACAGTTAATGCTGGTTTATCCAAAGTTAATTCCACGAATAGGTAGCATGACACTCTTCCAATACTGTTGGCATTGATGTTGCCACGTCTATTCATCAAGGATTTAATCCATGTTGGTAACTTATACTCACATTGCAGTATGTAATCCTCCAAAATGTTTTCATTTTTTGCTATAATAGCGTCATCGTTATTACCAACTATTGGAAGCCAGGTGAAGATTTTATTACCCGCGTTAATTAAATCTACCACTACATTGCTGTCCTCCGGTAAGCTCAATAAATCAACGCATATATTTTGGTTTCGTTTGGCAGATTGTTCATATGGTTGTTGTAGTATGCTTGCTGCTCCTGCTGCTAGTTCCTTTCTAGCTATGGTGTTGGGACTTGTATGCTCAACTTCTTCTTCATTCACTTTGGTTTTCTCTTGTATGCTTGAGCGATCAGATTCAATGTAATCTCCAAGTGCTCTGCGTAAAGTGTTAAGACTGCTATTAAACCTTGCCACTTGTGGTTTACTCATCCACATCGTGAGATTGCGTACATAGCGCAAGTCAGTCATGTATGGTATTAAACTGTTCGAAGATATGCTTTGGACTTCGCGATGCAACCTCAACACGCAATGCACCAATAATAAGTGCAGATAGATTGTCTTATCATCATTGTGTGTATATAGGTGACTTGGTATTAAATTCATGTCAGGATACTCTTGGTCTATGTGTTTTTGCAAGATACTGGGGCAGTTCGCAGGCCATATTATTGCTTTTGATTGCAAGGATAACAGCTTTGCTGCTAATCTGCCTTGTGCGTTTGACAGTACTGTGGCGATTCCTGTTTGTTCCGCTATGTGTTGACTCAAGGGCATCAAGGTGTGTACTTTTCTTTCGCCCCTGTAATTGTCGGCAAACAGAGTGCTAAAGCTACTGTACTCTTTGCGAATCTGTCTATCCAACGCTCCAGATAATACCAAAAGTTTTTGAACATCTATGTTGTTGATGCATAAAAGCTCCAACCCTGCATCATCGTAGCATATGTATTTAAAACCTGATGCATTTAGACCCAAGCAACCAAAGGTAATGTAGTGGAACTCGCCAACTCCATGTTTGTTTGGTATTGGCACTATATTACTGTTCAAGTGAGCCTCCACCATTCTTTTGATGGTGTGGAATTTGTTCCTCACATAAGGTCCGAATGCTGTTGTACTTGGTAGTTTAAAATACTCACCTAAGGCACTGGTCACATTGTGCAGACCTGTCCAGGCATTACAAGCTTTGACCGTTATCAGCATTTTCGGACTAGCATACTCCATCAGTAGATCTGATATATTTATTTCGTGATCACGGTGAGTGACGAATATCGCCCCTGCATTGTGTTCATAACGCAACACCATTATTAAATTATCGCGTGCCAATGTGTCTTTAAATATGTTGACGATACCCTTAGAATTAGTATCTGTTGTTGTGATTAATAGAGTGTTATTCTCAAACCGGATAGCAAATGGCAATTCATACTCAAACATACAACCAGCTGCCACCTTTAACCACAAGAAACCTGCTACATACTCCACTATGGCAGGTAACTTCTGATTACTACCTGTCACGACACTTGTTGTGAACGCCGACCACTCGGATCCAAGTAGTGTTGGTGCCCTCGCTGACCAATCGGCCAATCGGCTTGATGAAATTTGACCATAGGGATCGCTAACCACGCTAGCGCCATTTTTGTCCCATTTAAGTGCCCCCACTTCCATACCTTTCCAGTACAATTGTGTATGCACGGCATTGCCGACTAAATACACTCGTGACTCAGCACCTTGACTACGCACGTAAGTCTGGTACTCACGCACCTTATGTGCCAATAGTCCTACGTCGGCGCTGTCTTTGGAGTAACTTTCTAAGTTGAGTTCGGGTTTAGTTGGTGTTAAACCATTAACTATTTCATCCAATGCTAAATGTATGTCGCTTGAACGAGCACTGCCTATCGTGTTGCGTATTCTTTCAACTAAATGCACACTATCACCGTATATGCCAAATGTCCACCAATACAACATTTCTTTACATCTACCTGCAGCAGACATGCAATATTTACGATTCACATGTATTGCCCCTTTGTCTGCAGCTTGAATTACGAGCACTCTGTTTTATTGCCCTCCTTGGTTCGCATGCACCCGTAACACCGCCTTGACTAAATGCTTTTCACCAATTAATCCCCGCCTTTCTAACTCGTTAGTTAATTTCATCATATGTGTTTTATAGAAACAATAAATAACATCAATTCTGACTTCCCTCCTTTCAATTGCATCCACTACTTCTTCTGCGTTGAACATTGGACTACTTTTACAAATATAGTCGGTCCTGCGGTTGGGGTCTCCTTTAAATGATGCTTTATGTGTCCGCAATTCATTCAGTACAGCATTTAATGGGTTTGCTTGTCTATATTGTTCCTGTCTAATCTCTGGATCAGTGTCATATTTGAGGGCAATATCAATTAAAGAGGTTGTGGGTCTAACTCCACTTACAGATTTCATGTCGGTGTAAGGTACTTGGTCGACATCACCAAATACACATAGCTGGAGTCTGCTATCATCAAACCAATGTGATATGTCCACTGGCCTTTTAAGAGTTGCTTCGTCTACTAGTAGTACCTTCATTGAAGGAGGTGTTGGGTGTGACATCGATTTTTCCACAGACATCAAACGATCGACAGCGCTTGGTTTTGGTTGTATTTTTAGTTCTGGTAGGCCCTTCATGAGGATTTCTTTAATGTTGAGATAAGCCGGTCTTGTGCTTGTCAAAGCCCAAGTGTGTTCTTCTTCTATTAATCTTTTTGCTATCGTTACACTCTTTCCACTACCACCAGCACCAATATAAACCTTAGAGTTACGCATTATTGGCTCTATGTTGTTAAGATTGTCAAATGTTCTTTGCATTGCTGCCAAATTCTTGCCAATTGATGCCACTGAGTAATTTGTGGTTGTATAGCAGCTGGTGCCAGTTGCTAATGCAGAATTGATAGTGAATGCATTGTTGGCGCCGCCTGACACCGAGAGTGTCATCAATCCATTGCTTATTTTTACATATATTAGGTCGCCACTTTTCAATCCCAATTGATTGCCAGTGAGCTGTAAATTTGATACAGTATCCTGGTTGGTCACTTTCCCTTTGAGAAGCATCATTTTAGGTTTTAAAGCCTCGACATGTATTTCGTTAACATTGAGACACTTCCATAGATTAATTAACAATTCATCACAACAACAGGCCAGTTCTTTCTCATATTCTCCGTCTTTATATGAAATTATGCTTTCATTTTGCCAAGCCGTGACTGTTTCAGCATTGAGCTGTGTCCATTGGCTGCTAATAACACTTAGTTTTGTGTTCAAATTGAAGTTAAAGGCTCCTTCTGCTGGAGCATGGTGTTTGTGGTTTTTGATGTTTAAGTAAGTACCTAGTAGTCTGACCTCATAGTCTAGTAACACTTGTCTCTCAGTATATAAGCCTATCAGATACTCTATTCTGAGTCTGTCAGTTGCTGTGCAAATTGCATTGTCCCAGCTCCACGAGCTGTTGCCCTTAATTATGGTTTCTGAGAAACGCAAATGAGCTTTGATATCTAGTCCTATGGCCCTTGATATTGGTTCGGTCGGCAAGGACAAATATTTGACTGTTGCCCCATGCCAGTGTGATTCCTGTGCACCAACTGCAGTTGAGTGCACGAACCAAACCACTTCTTGTTGTGCACTAACCACCGATATTATGCATTCTAGTCCATCCATTATGCCCACATTAACCTTACTTCTTTGACCGGCTTCAACAATATTATTAGAACTATGGAATCCTGTGAATCGTGACAACGCAGCCACTAAATCCAGATTATTAGGGCCACTATAGTTGTTAGCGACATGAGTAGCACAAAGCGTGTCCGAATACGTTGTGTCTAGTTTATCTACAACAACATCACCTATTTTGAAATGATAAGTGCCCTCCATCATGTAGTCCTCTAACTTAAGCTCGTCATGCAACTTACCTTCAAATAACGTACTTGCTAAAGCCTCATTTGTATAAGTTGCAATGATGGCTCGTAAAGTTGTGTCGTTAAGAGTTAGCACAGATTGTGCCGTTGGTAAATTGCTTTCGGCAAGTGGTATCAATTCCTCACCCACTTGCAGTAGCTTGATGGTTCGCGTACTCCCTTCATGCCACGGACAATCATTGGCAAACAAAGGATGGAGGTCGGAATTAACTCTGTGATGGTGACGGTACCATTTTCCGCATCTACATAGATGATCATGGTAGTCATTATCCAACATTATTGCTGGCTTAACTGGTGGGTAAACAACAATCCCGGCTGAGTTAGTGTAAGGTATGTTTGGGTCTTGGGTAGTTGTTATAACTACAGGCTCTTGTTGTTTCTTGATGGTACTGACCGTTGTGTTTTTGACTGTTCTATTTGCTAAAATCTTCTTAACTTTCTCCAGTATTGGTTGTTCTAAACCTGGTTCTAGTTGCTCTTGTACTGCAATGCTCACTGTGCACCAACTGCATGGATTTAAACATGTTGGGTGTTGACATTCATCACAAATTATAGTTTCATGTTCGCAATCATCTATGCATGTATGATCGGCTGGATGTACTGGTGTTAAATCGCAATCCTCACATACACTGTTGACATTGTAACGTCCACAACATATGCATGGCGTCGTGCCTTGCATGGTTGTGCGCAGAGTATGTTTACACTGATTTTGTTCTCGCAGTGTTTCCAGTTGAATAGCGAATCCAGTTCTTGTATGTTTGAGTTTGTTGACCAACCCAGTAAAAGATGTGGCTAACTCGTTAAAAATTACATTGGACGAGTTGCTTATAAGTTTATTTGTGTAATATTGCACTTCATCACTACGCATGTGTAGTTTTGATAACACTATTTCTATTAGCATGCTTGCGCATTGCTGTCCCAGTACCCACATGCCATGCGTTAAGTCGCCTGTGGCTAGACTGATACTGTCAGTAACTTGGTTCACCAATTTTGATGACATTATTTTCACTAGCACAACGTGTGCGAAAACTTCTTCTGCGTCTACGGTGATCAGAGGCACGGTACGGTCAGCTAGATTGTATCTTGTCATAGCCATTCCCAAGCCTGTCTCCATTAAGCTATCATAGTCCATTGTTCCAGTATACATTGCTCTTCTCATTAGTGTTTCGTACATTTTTCGGTTAAGTTTAACACTAAGATTTTTGAAGCTTAGGCCCATGGTACTACCCAGAGTATTAATCATCGGCACCATAACATTAACTTCCATTGGTAAACTTTGAAGATCAAACAACTCAGCGGACACACCTTCTTCATTTTTAATGCGAAGTAGTGTATAAATACAACTATATTGATCGTCGTAGAATTTCCTAACCAAATAGCAATGTTGATTTGCTGTGAGTATTTTATGACTACCTAGCATGCTGTCTAATTTCGTTGGTTCAATGAACAATTTCCCGACATCGTTAATCACATGCACATCATTACCATAACTTTGTCTCAACTCGCCTATGTCAGTCCAGTCCTTGATGTCCACAATATGCACAATATCGGCCCCATTGCTAAGATCATTGAGTAGCGTGTTGTAATAACTGTTTTCATTTGGTAAATAAATTCGTGGCACCTCTCCGGCCACAGTCATTGGGTCAGCGCCAGTGGCGTTTGGCATCCAACTGAAATCCATTAATTTATCATTCCCTATTATCACCACCACGCCAATATAAAGTCTAGAAAGAACCCCTAAAGGCCCTAGCAATCTGCAATAAGCTGCTCCTAGGTTATGACCACCTGCCAATGTAGTGCCTACGAATTCGATACCAGGGTAACGATTTTTAGCATGTTCAGGTACTATGCCATAAATTGGTACCACCAAAGGATGCATTGCCGCAATAGCCCGGTTAATCGTTCTTGCATCAGTGCTTATTAAAGCTTGCCGCATTTTACTGGACATTGCTAGCTGTTCCCCATCGGTTAGTGCTTCAAAATAATTAGTTGGCCCAATCCCAGGCAAGCTTTAAGAATTGGCGGCATATTCTCAGTGTCATAAATATTGGTGCGGTTAAGCACACACACGAAATTACAACATATGCCACACCTAAGTTTCCGTGAAAGTAAATTGAGTTGATGTTCTGCTTTGTTAGCCCTACTAGGACTCTGTAAAACATTTCCGACCCCACAACCGTCACATACATACCACAAAGAAGCTGGAGTGTCCATCCTTTTAGCAGCTGGGAATCTTTGTAAAAACTTGGTTTTCTGGTCGGGATTCATTACTTTGAATCTGGAAGATCCGCAGCCCTTACGTTGATTCTCGTTTTCCCCGCAGGGTTTAACAATGAATGATGACATGTTAAAGTCATTTTTAATGTAAGGCACGGCATTTGGGGCGCTACAATTAACACATTCTAACACCGCATTCAATTTTTCAAGTTTCTTGTTGTTGCGATGACTGGTGTATGGCCATTGACCAGTGGACGCATCATAGCGGTTAGTTGCATACCAGTGGTCACCATCAAGATTGGAGTAACTATCTCCATCCATCGTTTTAACGTGCATCATTTTTCCAAATCCTTGCATTAACTCTTCAGGATCATCACTACCAAACCATTGGTTGTGACTATCCATGAATAATGCGGAATTTTTATAATCTTGTTTTTCAAGATCGAAGCTGTTACACATGTTTATGATGTTAGAATAAACAACCATTTTATGTTCAACGCTATTGTTGAATTGGTTTGTGGTTGCAAAACCAGGTTGTGTGATAAAATCTCGCAATTGTTGTTTAGTAACAAATTTTGGCCAATCACCTCCACTAATTATTTCAATTGCATCTCTGCCAGTATAGTTGCGATGCTCATATATCCAAGGAAGTGCCACTGATGTAACACCTTCCTCTACGTCCGCATCGTACACCTGCACTTCAACTTTGTCCATCAACACATAATCTTGGTCCTTGTTACTTATGATTGGTAAGTACATTATGTTCTTACCACAATCAAATGTGCCTATGTCGATGTAAGGTTTATCACCAGTCACATCTTGTTGATAAGGGTTCTGGAACTTAGTAACAGTAATTGTTGACTCGCCAGTACCAATGGTTCTACGCTCGTGGGTCCATGGTAGCGCCATGCCTAGTGTTTGGTTTGCTTCATTGATTGGGTTATCAGCATAGAATTTTACTTTTGTCAATGTGTGTGGAATGTTGTCTTTATAAATAGACATTGTACCATTTGCATGTTTGACAAGTTTTTGGCTTTGCTCAAACCAATTAACTTGGACATGATTACTAGGGTCATTCTGGTAAATGAGCCTTGTGTCACCGATTCTTGCCCAATATTGGCCAGTTGGCAGTTCATCCGAACTTCTTGTCATTATGCCAGTTATTTTCCTTAGACAATACTTATTTTTCCGGCTTCTATTGGCCCGCAAACATGGTGTTGTCCAAGGATGTGTGACCTTGTTTATACTGGAGGTCACTTCCAGATTAACATGCCCGGTCTGTCGACCGGGCATGTTTAATTTTTGTTTTGTTTTGTTGTTTT